AAGAGATTTCTTAAGAGAATATGGATTGCTATCCGCACTTCCTACAGTAGATGATGAAGATGTAAAAGAACTCAATGCAGGATTACAAGATGCCGCTGATTTTGCGGCTGCCGCACAAGAAGGCATGGATAGATTTGCTAAGTCATTAGACGAAGCAATCGTTAGTTCAGAAGGTTTCTTAAAAGATTCAGAAGCAGGTAAATTTGCTACTGATTTAGAAAACGCACAAGCACAAGTTGACAAAGCAAAACAAGCAATTGATACATTATCAATTGCTCTTATTGGATTCAATGAAGAACTAAGCGGTGGTAAAACAAAAGAAGAATTAGAAGCATTGTTAGCCGCGGCAAGAGAAGCATTTGGATTTGCTAGTACTGAATTAGATAATCTTAACGCAAGTTACGCAAGAGCCGCAGAAGAAGCCGCACAAGCATTAAAAGATATCCAAGATGCAATTGCAGATACTTCAGATAATAGCGATTTAGCAATTAGAGTAGCAGAATTTAAATTACCAGAAGTTGAGCAACAAGTAAATCAATTGTTACGTGAATTAGATGATGCATTAAAAACAGAAACTAGAACATTAACAGACTTTTTGAAATCAGATGATTTACCTGCAGACGTAAGAGCAAATGCAGAATTAGCATTAGCAAATTTACAACAAGTATTTGCTGATGCAAAAGTAGTTGGTGAACAACTAACAAGAGACTTGTTTGATTTAGAACAAGCAGAAACATTTAACAATTTCTTAACAGAGTTAGGAGAACTTGACTCATTTACTGGTTTAGAAGCATTAAGAGATCAAGTAATACAGTTAGGTAGAGACTTTGAGTTAACAGCAGACCAAGTTGATCAGGCTATACAAATGATTGATCAAGCAATAGGAAATCTTGGTACTGAAGAAGGAATAAAACAAACATTAGCAGACCTTGCTAAATCATTTACTCCATTCCAAATGGCAGTAGATGCTACAACAGCAGTTTGGGGCAATATGTCTTCTGCTATCGATAATTTAGTTGACAATGGTAAAGCATCATTTAGTGATCTTGCTAAAAGCATTGTAAAAGACTTAGTTAAAATGATTATGAAAGCATATATCTTTAACGCAATTATGGGTCTTGGTACTAAGATGGGCTTCGACATGTCGTTCTTAAAAGGACGAGCATCTGGTGGACCAGTATCACCGAATACGCCTTATATGGTAGGTGAGAAGGGACCAGAACTATTTGTACCTAAAGGAAGTGGTGGAGATATCGTACCTAACAACGCATTAGGTGGCGGTGGACCAGTCACAAACAATTATATTACAAACAACATACAAGCATTAGACTCTAAATCAGTTGCACAAGTATTTGCAGAGAACAGAGAATCTTTATTAGGAACAGTAGAATATGCTCGTAAAGAAACAGCATACGGAGTTTAACGATGGCAGCCATACAAACAATTTTAGATAACTGCAACGGATTAACGATCAACAGACGTAAAGTTGTAGGTCAACAGATTACACGAAATCAGATTCCTCGTGTATCTACAACACCAACAAAGAATCCATGGACAATGGAACTAGATATGCCTACATCATTTAAATATAGTGATGCAAGAGCATTAATGGAATCAGTAGACACATTAGATCGTACTGGATACGAAGATGTTACATTTTCAAACAATGCATGTCTTAGTTGGATATTTAGATATCAAGGAACACTGCCTTTAACACAATTAAATCAAATGACAGTATCTAGTTTTGTAGGCAATCAATTAATATTGTCTAACGTACCTGCAATTAATCAAAACAGAGTTATATTTGAACCTAATGATTTGATACAAATCGCAGGCTTTCCTTATCCCTTTACTTCTACTACACGAGTTGTTAGAGGCACTGGTGGAACAATTACAATTACTACACATAGACCAAATATTATTACAGGTAGTATTACGGGCTTAAATATACTCGTAGGAAATAATTGTATTTTTAGATTGTTTTGCCCTAACATGCCAGTTTACAAACTAATTGTAGGTGGTGCAACATATGCCGCAGGTAACACACTAATCAATAATGCATTAATTGAATGGTCAGACCCATTTCAATTATATGAGTACGTAGGAACAAGTTAATATGGATACAATACCAGCAGTTGAGAATAGTCCTCCGCAGATTAATAGTGCGGAGTTTGTACGTGTTACAATTTACAACGACTATGAAGACCCAACTGATACATCAATTCTAACAGCATCATCAGCATACAAAGACGAGACAATTGACGGTCAAATCTTTTCTGCTGTAGGTGGACTTATGGCTGTAGGTGGACAACAAAAAAGCATAAGAGTTACAAGTGCTGACACAACAGTTGCATTGAGTGGTATACAAGGTACATTAATTAACACAGTTTTAGGAACAAAGATACGAGGCAGTGAGTTAGAAATATGGCGTGGTTTTTATGACGATGCAGGAATACTCACTAGTACAGCAAAAAGATTTACTGGTATCATTACAAGTTATAATATTAACGAAGATCGTGCTGGTAACGAAGACAATTTTACAGTTTCTGTAAATGCAAGTAGTTATAAAACAGTGCTATCAAACAGAATTGCAGGAAGAAAAACAAATCCAGAAAGTTGGACGTTTTTTAATCCTTTAGATAGTTCTATGAACAACATCTATTCTATTGCTTCACAGACATTTGACTTTGGTAAAGAAGTTACATCTACTAGAAGTGGTGGAGGCGGAGGCGGAGGTCGCGGAGGCGGCGGAGGCGGTCGTGGAAGACAACAACGATGATTATACGAGAAGCAAACAAATATGACTTGCCTTATTTTATCGAATTGATAGAAAAACTAGCAAAATCAGAACATATCATGCGTTATAACTACGAAAAGTTAGATCATACGCATTTAAACATGATTTTCTCTACAATATTAGCAGGCAGAGGCGCAATGTTAGTAGTAGAAAACGAAGAAACAAAGAAATTACACGGAATGGCGGCTGGACTTATCAATCCTCACTTATATGCCCCACATATTTTGATTTTAACACAAATTATTTTGTGGGTAGACGAAGGATTTAGAAAAACAGCAGGATTTAAGTTGATGCAAGCCTACGAAGACAAAACAGACGAGTATATGGAAGAAGAACGCATTAGATATGGCGTAATTACTGCTTCTCAACCGTTATTTGAAACAGATTTTAGCAAGTTCGGCTATACAATGGACGAAAAATGCTGGTCACGAGGAGAATAGAATGCCACAGGTAGTAGCCGCAGTAGTAGGTGTCTTTAACGCAGTAGCAGGGTGGTATGCTGGACTAAGTGCGGCAGCCGCATTTGCAGTACAAACAGTTGTTGTGTTTGGTGTTAGTAAAATCATGGCAAAACGTGCTATGGGAGGCTTATCTCAAGGAGAAGGTGGAGGTAGAGTACAATTACCCCCAGCAACAAACAACGTATTGCCTGTAGTATATGGTAAAGCATACGTTTCTCCAGTTATTACAGATGCAAAAATATCAATAGATCAAAAATTTATGTGGTATGTTTGTTCGTTATCAGAGCATACAGATTCTACTGCTGGTAGTGGCTTTACATTTGGTGACATCTATTGGAACGGTAATAAACTTAATGGTATCAGTGGATTTAGTAATAATGTAACTAGTTGGACTAACAATGCAGGTCAAACAGACAGTAAAGTTAATGGATACATAAAAGTTTACAAGTTCCCTAATGGAAGTACATCAGGTACAAACACAGGTGGGTTATCTGCTACTGATATACTATCTGATTTAACAACTGGTGGTGGTATACAGTCAAATATACGTTGGAATAGTCTTTTATACACATCTGGTGGACAAAGTCCAGATATGACTAACACTTGCTTTATGATTGTTAGAGTAGAGTACAACCAAGATGCAGATACAGTAGGATTAGGGTCATTAACTGTTGAGTTAAACAACTCGATCAATAAGCCAGGCGATGCAATTAAAGATTACATGCTTAACACACGTTATGGTGCGGCTATACCCCTCTCACGCATCGACACAGCATCGCTAGACGATTTAAATACTTATTCTGATCAAACGATCACATATACTGCTATAGGTGGAGGATCAGCGACACAGGCTCGTTACAGAGTCAATGGTCCAGTCAATGTATCTAACAATTGTTTAGACAATTTACAAGAATTAGTCGATACATGCGATTCATGGTTGCAATACAGTGATATAGAAGACAAATGGAAAGTAGTCATCAACAAAAAGTATGACGAAGCACCTAATGCTCTAACAACAGCAGATTTATATCATGTTAAAAGTGCATACAACGATACTGATGCTAATTTAGTTGGTGGTATAAACATAAACCCTATTGATCTAAATGCAACATACAATAGTTTACAAGTTGCATATCCAGATGAATCAATTAGAGATCAAACTAACTATGAAATCTTTGATTTTACAGCACCTGGCACTGCTTGGTACAATCCAGCACTTTTAAGTCCTAATGAGCCAGATAATAAACTAGACATTGATTTCCCTCAAGTAAACAATTACATACAATCTTCTTATCTAGGTGTACGCAGACTTTTACAATCACGTGAAGATTTAGTTGTAAGTTTTCAAACAGATTACTCTGGTATACAAGTAGAAGCAGGAGATGTTATACGAATTACGTCAGCAGAATATGGTTGGGACGCACCTCTTTTTCCTGATGGTAAATTATTTAGAGTAGCACAAGTACAAGAAATTAAAGACGTAGATGGCAGTTTATATGCAAAAATACAATGTTTTGAGTACAACGAAACAATATATGCTGATAATGCACTAGTAGATTTTGAATTATCAGAAAATACTGGATTAGATGATCCTAATATTATACCTACCCCAGCCGCACCAGTTGCAGACATTATTTCAGAAGCATCTTTGAGTGCAATTAGAGTTACTGGCACGACACCGAGTGGAGGTGTTGTACAATATATAGATTTTAACTATGGCACAGATATTGACTCATCTACGCATCAATTATACAGAACAGTAACACAATCATCTGGTAATCCTTATGCAGATGGCTCTACTGTTGTTATAGAAAGTAATGACTTGCCAATTGGCGACTATTATTGGTCTATTACTGCAAGAAACGACAGAGTAGGTGTAAGAAGTCTTTCTAGTAATTTAATTAACTGGTTAGGCTCAGATATTACATCATTTTATGAAATTACAATTGCTAATGTAAACAATACTGGTAACTTATTCTTTACAGACGCCGCAAATGCTTATAATACTGCAAATGTCTTACCTGGTGGTAATTTGTTTATTACTAGTGGTGCAGGAGAACTAGCGGCAAATACTTACATTACTAATGTTGCAA